AAAAATATTTTACAGGAGTATTTTAATGACAAAAAAAACTACAGTAAAAGAATTACTGCAATTAATGAAAAATAAAAAAATTACAAAAAAATTTGAAAAATTTTTAGATTCATTATCAGACAAAGAAAGAATAGACCTCATGCAAGGTTCTGGAGATTTAAAATCTACTTTATCAGGAGCAGGTAAAAACCGAAACGTTATTTTATCAGATGCTCCAGAATTTTCTAGAAATCCGGGAAAAGTTGACCCAGATATTTTAGATACTATGTTTAATAAAGGTGGAGCAGTAAAAAAGAAAGCTAAAAAGAAAAAAGCTAGAACTGGTATGAAAGTTAGAGGCACAAAATTTAAAGGTATATTTTAATGCTAACAAAGTCTAAAAAGAGAAAAGTAAAAAAAGTTATTAGTAAATTAAAAAAAGCATCGAAGGCACATGCCGGACAAGCTAGAACACTACAAAGGATAATTAAAAAAAAATAAGTGGAAATAACTAAATTTATAAAACATGTCTCTGCAAAGATAGACAAACAGGTAACCGATAGAAAGGATGCCTTTGCTCTTGGTAAAATACCAGAGCAAGATTATAGAAAAGTTGTAGGTGAATTACAGGGTTTGCAAATCGCTAGAGATTTGATAAGGGAATCTTCTAAATACATAGAGGAAGATGATGAGTAGCACAACTTTTAAACTAGAAGAAATAGAATTAAAAAACGACAAGTACCCAAAACCAGTTGGTCATAGAATACTTATAAAAGTATTAGATGTCGCTAACAAAACTAACATGGGTATATATTTACCAAGCAAGTCTTTAGAAGACCACAGAGCAATAGCATCAATCGGTAAAGTAATAGAGATTGGTACTGATGCATACAAAAGAGATGACATGACACAATCTTGGTGTGAACTAGGTGACTATGTTATGTTTGGTAAATATGCAGGTCATAGATTTAAGTTCGGACAAGTAGAACTTAGAATTATGAACGATGATGAAATTCTGGGAGTAGTTCCAGATGTTAACGAAATAAGTTAGTTTATTTCGACTAGCTGTTATTACAACAGCGTAAAATTCTTAGGAGAAACCTATGCAAATTATACATGACTCTTCGGCTAAAAAGCCGATGCAAGTCGTTGATGATGGCAAGGAAGAAAAACTCAAGGAGTTTAATGCAGAAGAAGCATTAGAAACTGTAGAGGAATCTGAACAGCCAGAGGAAACGGCAGACGCTGATGAGCCAGAAACTCAAGAAGCGAATGTTGAAGAAGAGAAGGAAGAAGAGGTTGTAGAAACTAAATCCGAACCTGTAGAGGAGAAAGATGAAGAAGAACAACCAAAAAAGAAATCTAGACTTCAACGAAGAATAGACGACCTTGTTAGGCAGAAGAGCGTCTATGAAAACGAGCGTAATCAATATGCATCTAGAATAGCTCAACTAGAAAGTGAGTTGCAAAAAAACAACACACTTAATAAAGATTACAAACAACTTCAAAAGAATCACTACGAGAGCAGACTTGAATCAGCCGAGAAACTTTTGGAGAAAGCACGCAGCGAACATAAATCTGCACATGAGGCAGGAGACTCTGAAGGTATCTTGAGAGCAGCCGAATCAATTGCAGATGCGAAAGTAGAAATAAAATCTTTGGAAAATCAAAAACATCTTTTTGATGCTCCAGAGCCAGAGACACCAGTGTATCCATCGGTTACACCACAGCCTCAACAACAACCTACTGAGCAACAAGCAGCACAACAACCAGACCCAAGAGCCCTGCAATGGGCCCAGACTAATTCATGGTTTGGTCAAGATGCAGCTAAAACGGGAGCAGCGTATGCTATTGATGCCCAACTTAAAATGGAAGGATACAATCCCTCGTCTGAGGAGTATTATTCTGAATTAGACAGACGTTTGGAGGATGCATTTCCTGTTATGAAGAAGGAAGTAAAACCACCAAAGCAAGTCGTAGCGAGTGTATCTCGTGGACAATCCGCACCTAAGAAGGTCTCACTGACCCCTAACCAATTGGCAATGGCTAAAAGACTAGGTGTGCCACCAACTGAATATGCCAAGTTTGTGAGGAACACAAATGACCAATAAAAATAAAACATCGTCTGATGCGAGCACATCTAGGTCTCATCAGAAACGAAAAGTAACTTATACACCTCCTTCATATCTAGATGCTCCAAAACCTAATGTCGATGGCGTTAAATACAGATGGTTAAGAGTGAGTACGGGTGGGGAGGATGACGCTCGAAACATAGCTAAACGTAAGCGTGAAGGCTATGAGTTCGTTAAAAAAGAAGAACACCCCGATTTTGATGTCCCTGTACACGAGTCTGGAAAATACGCAGGCGTGATTGGAAGTGGGGATTTAGTTCTAGCTAAGATTTCAGAGGAAATGGCAGATGCTAAAAAAGAGTATTTTGAAAACAAAACTCAAATGCAGACTGAAGCCGTTGATAATGATTTATTAAAAGAACAAAATCCATCAATGCCAATAACACAAAGGCGTAATAGTTCTGTATCTTATGGTAAAAAGAAAGGTGCAGAATAATTTAGACGAGAGTGCGGGTTTTAACTATTTAACAATTAGGAGAATAATATGGCTAATGTAGATGCCGCATTCGGTTTAAGACCAGTGAGACATTTAACAGGCGGACAAATTCGTGCTAATGAGTATAAGATAGAAAGCGGAACATCATCTAATATTTTTACTGGTGATTGTGTTAAATTATTAGCAACAGGCTACATTGATGTAGCTGCTGCCGGTAACAGAATTTTAGGTGTATTCGCAGGAGCTCAATATACTGCAACAGACGGAGAGGTAAAGTTTGTTAAATACTTCCCAACTGGAACTACCACTCAAGCAAGTGGCGATGTCACTGCTTACATTTATGACGACCCTAATATCGTTTATGCTGTCCAATCAGCAGGCTCTGCTGACTTTGCAGACATTGGTAACAATGCTGACATAGTTGCAGGTTCTGGTGACACTTTAACTGGACAAAGCAGATTTGAAATTAGTGGAACAACAGGAACTGGTACTGCAAACTTACGAATCCATCGTAAATTTGACAGTCCAAAAAACTCGTACGGAACCAATGGTATCCTTGAGGTTACAATTCATGAACATGAACTTAACCAACATATTGATGCTGATGGAACACCGGGCGTATAATAGGAGGACAATAACATGGCTGTTATATCAAGAACCCAACTTGTAAAAGAGTTGGAACCGGGACTCCACGCCCTATTCGGTATGGAGTACAAAAGATGGGAGCGTGAACACGCTGAAATCTTTACAGAAGAAACATCAGACAGAGCTTTTGAAGAGGAAACTCTTATCACAGGCTTTGGTGCTGCACCAACTAAGTCAGAGGGTGCTTCAGTAGAATTTGATACTGCTTCAGAACAGTGGACTGCAAGATATGTGCATGAAACAATTGCACTTGCTTTTGCAATCACTGAAGAAGCTGTAGAAGATAATCTTTATGATACTTTATCAAAAAGATATACTGCTGCTCTAGCTCGTTCAATGGCTTACACAAAGCAGGTAAAAGCAGCGAATGTATTAAACAATGCATTCAGCACAAGCTTTCCGGGCGGTGATGGTAAACCATTAATTACCACTGACCACCCAACTGTGGCAGCAGGAGACCAAGCTAACGAGCCAAGCACGGCTGCTGACCTTTCTGAATCATCTTTAGAAAACGCAATCATTTCGATTGGTGGTTTCGCTGATGACAGAAATATTCCAGTAGCGGTACAAGCTAGAAAGCTAGTAATACCAAAAGAATTAGCGTTCACTGCTCAAAGAATTTTGAAGAGTGACCTAAGAGTTGGTACTGCTGATAACGACACAAATGCGTTAAGAACTATGGGCATGCTTCCAGAAAGTTATGTAGTAAACCACTACTTAACTGATACAGATGCATTCTTTATCTTAACTGACATGACTAACACTGGACTAAAGATGTTCCAAAGAAGACCTTTGAAAACATCAATGGAGCCAGATTTCGAAACAGGAAACATGCGTTTCAAAGCATCTGAAAGATATTCTTTCGGATTCTCAGACTGGAGATGTATCTTCGGTTCACCGGGAGCATAAAGTACGGATTAGGAGGGGATTTTTCCCCTCCTTTTTTTTTATTTCTAGGGATAACAATTATATCAACTGCCCTAGCAGACGATGTAGAAGAGATGATATAATTTAACTACGAGGTTTAAAATGGCTAATACAACTTTTAGCGGTTCGGTACGTTCAGAAGCCGGATTCAATGTAATAAATAAAGATAGCACTTCTGGTGCTATTACAGAAACAGGTTTTTCAGTAAACTCTACTGGACAACTTATATCTATGGGAACTAGAAAAATTCAATCATTTGCAGGCTCATTAGCAGCTACAAACGCTGCATCGACTGCATATGGAGATGGAGATGTTCTTGTAGAACTTGGTGCACTAAACACAGACGCACCAGACGGACTAGTAACACCTACTAAATTTTTTATTCACAGAGCATTAATTGGTATTACAACTGCGGCAGGACAAACTCTTGTTGGTGGTTTATCATTAAGTGCAACTTCTGGTACAGCAACTAACGCAGCAGTTTCTTCTGGAACTGAAATCGTTGGTGCGGGTGTAACATCTTTTAACGAGCAGTTAAGTGCTACACAATCAATCACAGAGGTTGATGTGAATTTTAACAACACTGCAGGTAACTACCACATATTTGTTCCAAATATTACGGCTGCTATTGCTAGCAAAAACTTATATGCTTTTGCTACTACAGCAGTAAACGCAGATATTACTGCGGGTAGATTTACAGTAGAATTAGAATACTCAGTATTTTAATGGACATTTGTAAAACAATATCTTCGCTCCTATTAATATTTAGGAGCGAAATAAAATTAATTATATTAGGAGGCAAACATGGCTGATGCAGTAACGTCACAAACAATTGGTGATAATGTTGGTGCAAAAAACATACTTGTAAAACTAACAAACATATCTGATGGCTCTGGTGAAAGTGCAGTTACTAAAGTTGATGTATCAGC